CCCCAAGCTGGCTTGCTGTCAGGACTGTCATCTGCGATTATGCCAGGTTTGATAGGAACGGTAGCCAGTAAAGGTACTAAGTTGGTGGGCGATGTCCTTGATAAAGGAATTGGCGCACTTCGTAAGCTCACAGGATTACATAATCCTAATGAGGCGGTAATTGACGCTCGTTATATCAATACTGATGTGAATTTTGCAAATATGGTTGATGGTAAACAATACTTTGAGAAGTTGGATCCTTATGCTAATACAAACCGAGTTTTGTCAGAACATGTCTTTGGCACTCCAACTGATGAGATGGATGTTACGCATATTACATCAAAGGACCAATTTATTGGAACTTTTACAGTCTCTCAGGAGGACCGACTAGGTAAATTAGTATGGGGTCGTCCGATTTCCCCTTTCCAAGGAGGTGCGGGTTTGGCTGCTGATGGTATCATATGCTCCAACAATCTAGAACTCATGCATTCATTGCATCGAGCCTGGAGAGGAGGTCTTAACATCAAGATACAATCAGTGATGAATAACAAGCAACAGGTAAAATTGAAGGTCATTAAATACTACAATCCTAGTACTGAAGCTTTTAATACACAGCCAGTCTATGCTACTGTAGTTAATGCTCCTTCACATCTTTTGGAGTTCACGCAGGGAGCTCAAGATCATACAGTTTCTCTGCCCTACTTATGTAGGAATGCATTGTGCCCACGGGCCGAAGATACTAGTGCTGAGGGTTTAATTCATGGTATGTACTACATTTATGTAGCTCAGCCCTTGGTTTCAGCTGATGGCTCTCCTTCATCTGTCGAGTTTAATGTTTATATGAGTGGTCAAGAGGACTTACAATTTTATGGTTATACTACCTCCAACTTAGGTTGGAATGACATTGTAGGACCCTTAACCCCAGCTTTAAATAACGGTACCTTAAACGAGGATGATTTCATTGAGCTTCCAAAAAGTTTTATAGGAGCTATAGCTCCTGATGATACGTCAGCTCTGAGTCAACCAGAAATGATAAGGTATTCCGACAAGATTAAGAAAAAGGTCGTAGCTGATTATGCACTACCCCCAGCTTTCTTCGATGACCCCGCTAATTATATTATGCGCAATGGTATTATAACTCACATCAGGCGTGTTAGAAAACGCACAGACCGCGTTTTTGAGCCTCAGTCAGGACCTATTCAAGTCATGAATGAGCCGCAAGATCAACACCCAGATTTGAGTAATGAACGCCAATCATTACCTATTGAATGTACTCGATTGAAGCCCAATATTAACATGCGTGATATCATTAGACGTATGTATAAGACCGAAGCGTTAACTCAGGAGATAAACGCCGGCGCTACAGCTATAAATACC